CTTTTTTTGTTTGCCTCGTTAAGCACTTTAATGACCGTTGCCATATCTCGAGCGTCAAACACAATGTCGCTAGGCCACCAACCGACCGCGACCAAAATCTCTGCTAGTTGGCGGCGGTAGGTGCCGCGTCCGTAGGGTTTGGGTCTGTCTCGTCCAGTACCGGCAGAATGTCGATGTCAGGGTTTTTGCTAAGCCATTCGCGCCAGTTGTCACCAACTTGTTCGCCTTTGATTTTTAAGATCGTGTGCATCCAACATGCGTAATCCGAATACAACGGGTTTGCCGAGAGCTGTTGAATGTTGCGCCGCTCGAGGCGTTCCCATTCCGTAACTACAAACAGGTTTGTGTAGTAATACTCGGGCGCGCTGTCAGGCGTGCGCTTTAACTGTAACTTAATTTTCATGTTTCTCCTATGTCGGCTCGGAGCCGTTAATTACGGGTTAGTGACGTCAATCGTCAACGAGCCACCCATAAACGTGATGTCATAGGTTGACAACTCGCCTAGGGATGCGTTGATAACTGGCAACGACTCAAGATAACAATCAGTCAAAACAAACCTTGGGTTTGTTGCTGAATCCACAGCTGATGTCGGCTTAAGCGTGATAATGGTTTTTGTGCCAACCAAAGGCTGCAATGTTGCGTAAGTTTCGCTTGATGCAAACGATGCGTACATTGTCAAAGTCACTTCGTTGTTGACCAGTCCTGCGGTGTAGGTGCGCGAATTGGTGCCGAACGCGGTGTCTTCCAAAGCCTCAACCAAATAGGTCAAAGTTGCTGCGCTGCACATGTCCGTCAAATCAACGCTGTTGATGGTGAGGACTGGGTTTGAGAGATATGTTGCTGATGCCATGATTGCTCCTTAAGTTCTGTTCTGATAGTAGATGATTGCTGTTACTTAGTTGTGGATTATGCGGTTTGGGCTTGGATAGCGCATTCAAGGTCGTAGCACGGATACAACGCGCCACCGATCTCAAGGCTTGACGGACGGCCAGCCATAACAATAATTGACGAGCCAAGCACGCTTGCCACAATGCTGAGAATCTGACGCAGTACCGGCAGACCTGCTGGGCCTGACCCGATCACCTTTACAGGAAACTCGAGGCGTATCACGTTGCCGTTGCCAGCAAACGTGGTGAAGTTCGGTGCATCTAAGTACACACAATTAGGCACAAGTTTGGTTGGGTCGTTTACAACGCGCAAACTAGAAACCGCGGTCAGCGTTGCGGTGACGTCATCAATCGCTTCGTTGAACAGGTCGGTGTACGACATTAGGCAACCGCTGGACGTGGGATGCCAAGCAGCTGCTTGACGATCGGGGTCAGGCTTTGCTGTGGTGCCGAACCCATGCCGTCAAACGTGGCGTAGGTTGACTCTATTGAGCCCCTAGAGCGCCACAGAGCGGCGCAATACATCAAAGTGCCCAATGTTGCGTCACCGCCTGGCGAGGTCGTTAAGGAGTCCACGTAGCCCGATTCCTGACGCCTGCGATATGCAAATTGGTTGCCAGCCGACACGGACTGCGTGAGCAACGTGTAATCGTCAGATGGGTTCGTAATCGTGATGCCAAGGTACGACATGACCTGCGCGGCCGTCACCCATGTGCAAACAGGGTCATTGGCAACAGTTCCAGACGCGGCGACACGCTCGACATCGCTTGCGGTTTTGGCGTAAAGCACCTGGTCAGCAATCGGTATTTGATAGTCGTAAAGCAGATCGCCTTGCGTATCAATGCCCAAAAACAAATACTGTGGCAATGCGCGCACCGAGTAAGTGCCGTTGAATGTTGCGTCAACTCCAGCGACCGTGATTGAACTGCCGACTGCAATTTCCGAGGGGGTCAGTAATTGCAGTACGGCAAAGTTGTCAATCAGGTACTTGTTAGTAACTGTGTAAGTAGCCATGAGCGGATGCTCCGCTCTCGACTAAGCCTGGGTGATCTTGCGAATCATGCCACCGATTGCAGCAAAGGTGCTGACGTATCCGTGGAATGACATGTTGCGACCCAAGACTGCTGGCTGTTCAACGCTCATGAGGCCACGGATTGATTCGTAGAACTCGTAAGCATCGCCTGCACCTTGACCAACGCGGGTGATGATCATGGTCTTGGCAGCGAAGTTGCTGTCAACTACCAACTGCAAGCCGAGTGGGTTGCCGTTCCATGAAGATGCCTGACCGCCACCAAGTGCGTTCTGACCGGTGAGGCCAGCACCGATGAATGGGAATACTGGACGGCCAGTTGTGTCGGCAAGTTGTCCAAGTTGACCCCATACGTCTGGGCTTACGAACATGTGGGTAGGTGTCCAGTTTCGGTTTGATGAAATGTCAACTGCCGAGTCATAAACAGACTTCAGCAAGTCGGCTACGGTGCCGTCCCAAACGCCTGACGAGTTTGCTGCGGTGAGCAAGTTGTCTGCAGCCAAGTTGTCAGAAGCAATCATGTATTCGCCCATGAGGTCATTCAAGATCAATTGCATTGCTGCAGGTGAAGTGAAGTCAATGTCCTGAACTGACAGCGTTACTTGACCAGCAAGTGTGGTCTTGCTGATTGAGTTGGATGCAATCACCATGGTTGTTGCTGATGCTGAACCAAGTTCTGATTGTGATGCAACGCTCGTGTGCGTGGTAATTGTTGGACGGATAAAGGTCTTTGACTGTCCGTTGTCTGGGTAAGCGCGAGCGCCTACAGCATCGACTACTGGACGCAAGAAGTTCAGGTCTTGAACCAATGGCCCAAGTACTGGAACTGGCAACAGACCAGGTGTGTCAGTTGTGAGCACGTCGCCTGCAGCTGCCTGCAATGCGGTGCGCTTTGATGCTGTGTATTCAGCGACTGCAGCGTTTATGTTCTTAAACGTGTCGCCACCGATGTGGTAAGCGGCCATGTATTCGCCTGCGCTTGGCAAGACAAATTCTTTTTTAGCCTGTGCAAAAATTGGTGCAGTAGGGATTGTTGCCTCGACTGCTGGTGCGGTTACTTCTGACATTTCTGGTTTCTCCTCTACTGGGGTTACTTCTTCATTTAACACTACTTCTTCTGGCTCTTGGTGGATACTCGCTGCGACTTTGGTGATGTTTGCGGCATCGCCAAAAGCGCCGATCGGAACTAGGGATAATTCCATCCAGTCGGCTGACTCAATAATCATTGTGCCTTCTTCGTCATACGAGAATTTGGTTGGGTTTACGCCAACCGATACTTGGTCAATGGTGCCGTCCAAGGCCATGACCAAAGCGTCATTGCCAAGCGTTGTTGCGCTGATCTTGGCGCTGAACATCATGCCTTCTTCGGTGTCCACGCGCTCGGTGACAACGCCTACTGGCTGGCTGGCATCGTGGTACATGAACAGGCGCGGCGCTTTGCCTTCGACTGGCAATGAGCCTGGCTTAAAGATCACAGCTGTGCCATCCGAAACTGTTGCCGGCACGTTGTATGGAACTGCGGTTCCAGAGATTGTGCGCTTTGGTGCTTCGCCGATTGCGGCGTCAACCGTGAACTCTCCTGCAATTAGTTTGATCATCGTGCTAACTCCTCTTGTGTGTTTTCTCTAACAATTACTTCATCGTCTGCGCGGTCGGCCATAAAGTTTTCTTCTAGGTATTCATCGGCGTCAAACTCGACGTATGTTCCGCGCGGTAGCACATTGTCCATTGACAAAGCACCAGCAATTGCGTCGGCATACAATTTCACGCCAAACAAATAAAGATCGGCACGTGCTTGTTGTGATGACTGGTATGAGTAAGCGCCAGTAGCAACGCCCACCAAATACGGTGGCACGTTTGCTAGACGCGACATTTCCAACGCCTGATATTGCGACGCCTCAATCAAAAGCATTTTGTCAGGTGTGCTGTTTGTTTCCGTGTATGTCAAATACTCGTTGAGCGCTGCAGTCTGGTTTGTTGCTCGAGCGGCATTAAACGCACTTGCAAGATCAGCAAGTTCTTGCGCGCTAAGTGGTTCGCCACCAGTTTGTTTGAGTACGCCGGCAGGAATGCTTGACGATGCGTTGCGGTTGCGCGCCGCTTCAAGTTTTAGCGCGGTTTCAATTGCGCCTGGTGCCGAATAGATCAGGCCTTGTGCTGGAGACAAGAATTGCACAAGATTTGCTGGGTCAATTTCTCCGCCTTGGAAATACACCTGTGACGATGGAGCAAACCACACAGGGCCAGCCATATCGGTAGTGGTAATTGAGCCGGCTGGCAATCGAGTAAACGTGGCAGGGTAGCCGTCGGCGGTGCGTGAAGTGATGTACCAGAACGCGCGACCAAACATCATGAGGTCATCAAGAGTCCAAGACATCAAAAATTGAAACGAAACTGTTGGGTCTGGTCGGCGTAACCATGAACGTGGAGCGATGTAAATCTTTTCCATTTCTTCGCCGTTCCAAAACTCGTTATACGCGCGCAAGTTCATTGAGCCAATAACCGATGCCATTAGATCGCGCGCACGGTTGATCGTTGGCACGCTAATTGCAGCGTTGCGTGCTTCGCCTTCGCGGTACGTGTAGTACTGGCCGATCATGTTCACGCCCACATTGGACGATGAATAACCAGGTGCAAAACCGCCTGCAGCTGCAGCCTTGCTTGGCGCTGGGCTTATCGCTGCTTTTTTGGTTTTGTTAAAAATCGCCATAGTCCTACTTTGTCATATAAGTGGCAACCGCGCATGACTTATCCGATTCCGACAAAAGGCAAGGTGCGCGGTCGCCGCGTTTATCTTAGTTATTTACCGCGACAAGCATGGGCTTTCCGCTGTTAACTGGACGGGCACACATGCCAATTCCCCAGACCATTGTGCGCGCTAACTCGATAGGCCCTGGACTCCGCTTACTGGACAAAACTATGGTGTTGTCGGTGCGTACCGCAACCGCGCGCTG